CTCACATGAGGGCCATCCTCATGATTCCCACAATGTCCGTCTTGGACTTAGAGTGAGTGTCGATTCTAACAAATAAGATCTCAGAACTAGAATCTTACGTACGATTCTGAGAAATATATATAAATTATGTAATAACATATAAAGAGACGATTAGTTTGTCTCATTCATGGTGTATTGGTAATAAATTGGTACACCAGTAAAGAAAAATAAAGAGAAATCCTCGCCAACAGCATCATGCTGTTGGTAAAAAGTAGAGAACCTCTCTGGAGTTGGACGAACGGTTGCAATATTGATGTCAGTAGTTCTGACAATATGCGAGTTACAATCCAGCTCTTGAGCACTAATTCGGCGTGCTCGGGAAAACCTCTTTGGTTGATAATACGGCAACTCGACCTCAATAGTATTGTTGATAGTCAAGTTTGTTGCAGCAGTTCCATTACCAGAACTCGACGCCCAACGGGACGATAAGTATTTCTGGATAGTGCCTCTACCTGCCGCAATTAGCAATTCGGAATTGAAAAATGTACCATTACCAGTAGAATTGTACTTGTCTCGAATCACTAATGGTGTTTGTGAAGAATTACCTGCAGAAAAGAAATATTTCTTACGCATAGCTCCACGCACACCAGCATAAGCTGGTGTGAACCAAGAGGAAAAAGCGGTGGGGCCCACAGTCAAGGGTGTTGTAGCATCTTGAGCGATATCTATGCCTGCAGGATCATATCCTGTGTGATAAGGCATATTCTTATTCCGTAAACCATTGATACGCACGGCATCAGCATTGGCTTCAGTAGGATACCAAAATCGCGTAAAGGTATAACGCTTGCACAATTCACGAATCGAGCAAGGTGGGTCACCATAGAAGACTAGATAAGTTGCGTCTTCTTCTTCTGATTTTTTGGCGATAGTCATAAGCTCCCCGGAGGAAGTTGGTTTGTCTGAAGCAGTAGTGTCGCCTGTCTCCACATTTGGAGAACTACTCTGCGATTCCAGAATTTCATCAGCTTCTGCTAATTCTTCCAGAATGGACGATTGAGCCACAACAGGCTCAGGAAACAAGTGATAATTGGCAAGAGCATCGTTCTTAGGCTCAGCCAGTTTAAAATCATCACAAGCAGACACAAATACATTAATTGTGATAGGTGCATCAACACTCGGGCACACAAGGTCATTAAGTACGACCAGTTCAAGTATACCATTAGCCTGAGCGGCTTGAGTAAGCAACCTAGTAGAGGCGGAAAAATTTGATCCCGTCGAATAGGGAGTGCCTGTTTGTTTCCATGGGGTCTTCTGACCCCAACCGACGACAATTTCAAAGTCATCAGTTTCGGCAATGTCAATAACACGCGAGTAATTGGTGTTGTAATCGACCGACGAAGTAAATTGATTTGGGTCCCACCTGGCCAAGATACGACCTTTGTGGAAATCACTTTTGACAATTTGAAAGCGAAATTTTAGTGATCCTTGCCAACGATCAAAGCAAGTTGCCATATGCGCTAAAGGTGTCATATGGATTTCGCCCTGGACATTATCGAGTTGCATAGGTAGTACTCGTGTATTCCATAGTAAATCATCAGCTCCCGAATCGGGAGCCCAACTAAATTGTGTTAGGTATGATTCTCTCTTAATATAATCAGAGATACCCATTTCGTCTGTGCCATCCAAGCCAACTGTGCGTGAGTCCACAGTTAATTCTGTTTTACTGTCCAACGTAAGTTTAAGTGAAGCGTCTGCCGCATCAACATTGGCCAGATTACCCGTAGGCATAGGCTTGAATTGTTGTATATCGGTGATAATGTTTGGTCTAGAATAACCAAATAATTGAGCAATTCTACTTGTTGCATTGGCTCCAATTTCGGTGGCCCTCATATAAGGACCGATGAGTGGAAGCTGTGACAAAGCACCAGCTGCACGTGCAACTGCAGAAGCGGGTTTGGAAATTATTCCTTGCCCATACTCATCTTGAGCATTAATCGTGTTACCCCTATCACCAGAGGAAACTCGAGCCCCTCTCCTACCACTTTGTGAAACGAGTGGAGGATCAGAAGAGGTTGGGATAGTAAGTACAATATCCTCGGCCCAGATGTAAGTAGTAATAGTTACTGGGTCATTACCTCCGTTAGCGTGTAATAGATTGGCAAAAGAAGAAATAGTAATTTCTCCCATTTTATCCCAATCCGCTGAGGGAATACTCAAATAATTGTCCGGCCAAAAGAATGGCAGGCACAGTTCCCCACCTGTGTTCTTGGTAGGATTCAAAAAGAAATGAGGCTTTTGTGAAGCCTGAATCAAGTCTTGAGAAATAAAATTTCTCTCAACAGTGACTTGATCTCCGTCAGTAAATGGGTTATATGAAGTTAGGGCACGTCCATAATGAAATTTAGTGCCTGAGATAACCATTTTTACGTGGAGCTTCATGCGCAACAATTCATAATTCTTAATCTTGTCACGTACGAATTCATTCTCACAAAAAGCAGTCCAAGGGTTAAACCTATAAAAGAAAGGTTGTCCTACTGCCCAAGTTTGAGCAGATTGACGGATAGGTCGCTTAAGAAAATTTCCTAGTTCACTATCACTATTGTTGGCAAGATCCATAGTAGGATCATACATGCCAACCTTCTCGGTCACCCAACCAGCGTCTTGATCAGCAAAGGAAGTAATCTGTTCCTTACTCATAGGAGCTACTTCTCTCTCCTGAGTACCTGGTGCAGGTTCAGAATCTGACACTACACCAGACTGCGAAATCAAAACCATTCCTTCTAATTGTTCGATGCGCCTCTGTAATTGAGACACATACCTATACTTTTTGGCCAATTTAAGTTTTAGGTCCTTGTTACGAGACCTGAGGTACTTCACCT